ATACCTGACAACTTTTATAACAGTTAATTTGTTGTTTATTATTTATTGTTTTGCTTTGTTTAATTATTCTTAAAAAAAATCATATATGCGTAGAAGAAAACCTCAGCTAGAGATGGCTGTTAAGTGCGATTATTGCGGTGAAACAACCGATACATTTGTTGTTAATGCTGCACATTTAATATTTTGCATAAATCAAATACCTGGTCAACCAGCTATTAAAGATTGTATGGAAAATTATTTAAAAGATTATAAAGTAAAAAAAATTAAATGAAATCTAAAAAAAAAAATAAATCATATATCGAAAAAAGAAATAATGTACTTTCGGATGCTAGAATATATTATGCAATTGCTCTCATAATTATTTTTACATGGGTTCCTCTAGATTGGAATAGAGGCAACAGACAATCTTTTTATAGTTATGATTGGATTTGGCAAACCGACAGTGTTTATCCAATAAATTTAATTTATTTGGGATTTGAATTCATAATTATAACAACTGTGTTTCTTTTATTTAGAAAAAAATAAACAAAAGAAGAAATATTAATTAATAAAAATTCAGCTATTAAAAAGCTGGATGAATTAAAACAGTTTCTTCCAAAAAGACTCTAAAATAAGGTTTTATTTTATATAGGATTGTTTTATAAGCTGTGATATTGTTTTGGTAACTTTGGTTTTTAAGTTTAGTACCAACTCAGTACCAAATGGTCAAGGCGGGGTAGCTCAGTTGGTTAGAGCGCGGGACTCATAATTAGTGCAAGGTGGTACAATCTTACAAATCCGAGTTGTTAATATTAACTAAACAACAGGAGGAGTAGTACCAGTGATTGTAAGAATTAGTCCTATAAAATATGAACTTCCTAATTTTTGTGTTTTTGGTTTAGTACCATTTCAGTACCAGTACGCACAGGAGTTGCTATATAATTATAAGATAGTCTTGCATAGTTATCTGGAAATACTACTGATAAACTATGAACGATCTAAGAATATGTAAAAGAGGATCAAGTTTTGTAATTCAAGATTGGTCTAACGATCGAAAGCAGATAGCAAGATATTCTACAAAGACCTCTGCTAGAGCTGCTTTAAAAAAACTCATCGCAGATGTGGCAACTAAAAAAGTTGTTATTGATGACAGACATAAAGTTAGAGATACTTTTCAAAAGTATGCTGCAAAAAGATTAGAAGATGCAGACACTGGAGGAAAACTAACAAGAGAAGGTGTTAGAAGATACGATGCTTTTTGGCGAAACTATCTTCACAATACAATGCCTGATGTCTATCTTGATGAGTTAAGAAATAAACATATTGAGGAGTTAGTTAAGCAACTTTATTTAAAACATAAAGCAACTTATAGAACTGCTCAAAATATTGTTTCAGCTATACTTACTTTTATAAGATGGTGTATTGATGAAGGTATAATCGAACATTCGCCAGTATTATTTTGGAGATGGCAAAACCATCAGCATCTTATTCCAGAAGATGTAAGTTTAGAAAAAAAGAAAGAAACTACTTTAATATCTCAAGATCAATGCCAAAATTTAATTGATAACTTGATGGCTAATAAAAATAAAGATTGGCTATCTAGTTTTAAATTAATGATTATTGCAGCTTTAGCTTTTACTGGTTTAAGATTATCCGAACTAATTGGTATTACTTTTGATAAAATAGATATTGGTAATCGTCAAATTTTTATTGATGGTCGTTATGATTTTAGAGAAGGCTACAGAAAAAACCGAACTAAAAACCAAGGTTCAAACAGACCAATAGATATTGTTGATGAATTTTTGCCTTTGCTTAAATGGTGGATGTTCATAAATAAAAGTCATCCTAGTAATTATCTATTTCCAGCAACAAGAGGAACTGGACCAATCTCTGAAAAAAAAGTTAGAGATACTCTATGGAAAACTTATGCTGATAATGGATTGGCTGTTATTAAAGAAATAACAAGATCATCTGGTGGAAAATATCTTAAAGTTATTGAAAGTCCTTTTAAAGGATGTCCAACTAAAACATATAGACATTTTGTGGCAACATCTCTAATTAATGCAATGTCATCTGATCCATTGCTTAACAAAAATGTTGTTAAACATGCTTTAGGTCATGATCTGTATTCAACTACAGAAGAAATCTATGGTAATCACATGATGATTGTTTCTCAAGATAAAAGACAACAAATTAGACAGGCCAAAGAAAAAGCAATTGGCTTGAGAATTTCAAAAAATTAGTACATACCAAGAGTCATGGAGGCTGTAAGATTACAGTCTCTGTGGCTCTGTGTGCGTTTAAATTTAGGAAATTACTGTTAATACAGCAACTATACTCAAAAGCATTAAATAAGACATTGGAAAGTTAATCATTTCTTTTCGCCAATATTTCAAAATTATTTCTCTCCTCAGTAAGTCTATCTACATCATTTTTTAAAACTTCATTTTCTTTTTTCAATCTACCTACCTCAATATACAGCTTGCCATTCATTATCTTATGCTGCTTTTCAATATTCTTTAATTCTTTAAGTTCTTTCTGAACTGCTTTAAATCTCTCCAGGTCCATCTTCTTTTTTTATTGTTGCAATCTCTTCATCAACGTCTGGCAATTGTTCATCCATAACCAGGTCATACAAGCCATTCGGATTTTCAATAAAAGCTATTTCCTTTTTAGTTTCTTTTATTATTTCCTTTACATGATCTTTAGCTTGTTCCAGGACTACAGTTAGATTTGGGTAGTTTGCTGGAGATACACCATAAATCCACAAATCATTAATGCTAGCTGCTATTCTTGAAAGTCCTTGGTATCTTCTTTTTAATCTTTGAATTTTTGAATCAATTGGTAAATTATAAGGTACTTCAGTCATCGCTTTTCTTCCATTTTATATTGTCAATTTTAATTTCAATGTCTTTAACATCTGAAGAGATAGGATCCTTTCCTTGTTCTGCTTTAACTTCATCCTCAAACTTTTCCTCCAGGACAAAATTAGCTTCTCCAGTAGTTACTTTAGTTATCCTTGGCATTGACAATTTTATCTCCAAGGTCTTTTGTATGTCTAAGAAATGGTGGTTTATTTGTAAGAACAACAGAAATAATTTCTTTAGTCATTTGATTTTCTGGTTGATACGATAAGACCACCATAAATTTAGCTCCAGCATCAGGATCTGTCTGTTCCTGAATTTCTACTTCGCAAGATGTAGCTTTAAATATGCTCATTTATTCAAGTGCCTATTAAAATGCTCCTCATCTACCATCTCTATATCTTCATTATCAATTCCTCCTTCAATAGCAGACAGACGACCATAATCTAAAATTTCACTAGCTTTAGGCTTGATTTCTTCCATACTACCAATGTCTTTTTGTGGTTTAAGATAACCAGCATCTTGAGGTGTTTTAGATTGTTGATTAATAAAATCAGGATTAACCAAATCATCAGTTTTGACTTTGTAAAAATCTGCCAACTGAGTTAGCCTATATGCACATGGAACATTTTTTCCATTCTCGTATTTAGCCACTTGTTGATGTGTTATTCCTAAATGATGAGCAACTATTTTCATAGGACTAAAACCTTTTCTTAGTCTTGAAAATTTAAGATTGCCACCTAGCATAAGTGCAAATCTATATTCATCTGGTGTTTTAATTCTTGACATTAGTTGCCTCCATAAATTGTTTGATTTCAGACTTGATGATTGAAAGATCAAGCATTTTAGAGCCTTCTGTCGTTGCTTTAAAACAGGCATTAGGCATCTGCTGGAATTTAGTATCCATATTTAAATAGTAACCTATTTTTCCATCAGGTTTTTTTTTCATAAACCAACTGCTATTATTCAACTGTCTATATTGACCAGTTGTTGGATCAAGAAATTGTCTTGGTGAAAGAGAATTATAAGCATCTCTTTTTCTTATTCGTTCACTTTTCATAAAAAATCCTCCATGAGTGAGTTTCGCATTAATGTTTGAGCAAGGACTGAAATTAGTCTGCTTGCTACTATGTGTGTGAGCTCTATTGCTTCACCATGATTAGATAATAATGATAATTCTGTTTCTGTAATTGGATGAACATGCCAGTCATCTTTTTTCATCTTCATTTGTATACTCATTAAAATTCTTGCAAATTCTTTTTGCTGTTCGTCTACTTTAGGATTTTTTGTTCCAGGAAAAGTTAAGATATTATTCTTAAAGTTTGTTGATTTTATGTGATCGTCTGTACTCATTTTTTATATATTCTGAATATTCTTTTTGTAATTTTTCATCATTATTCCAGGTCGATCTGTTTGCCAATTCTTGGTTCAGTTTCCACGTGTAGTAATTCATTGGTATCGACCTCTTCTGATTTTTCTTTGTGCATGTCATGTGCTTGTACTATGTAAGCAAGAGCATCGTCATAAGTGTCAATTTTGAAACGATGAGTCGCTCTAATTAATTTTGCCTGTGCATATAGCAAAGGTATCATCCAGCCTGGGATGTCTTTTTTTAAAAAAGGATCTAAGAGTATGGACCATGCAGCCGCAATTTTTTTCATATTGCGATTGAATGATCCATAATCCAATTGTCTGGATTT